AACAGTGAGCTGATCCTGGGTGGCGATGTTGTCATGATCGACTACCTCCTAACAATTCTCACCAACCAATTTGGCAACCTTGCCTATGGTGACACAATTGCTATTGATGGAACCTATTACAAAGTTGAACACGAACCAATGAGGTTTGATGATGGGACATTTTCAAAGGTTCCGTTGATGAAACTTACCGCTAATGAAGTGCCTATACAAATCTTGGACGGTGATTTTCTATGACAATCTATCAATCCACAACTTATAGAATACGCCAGCTATTCAGCATACTGGCGGTAGCAACTGCCAGCAATCCAGTTTTGCTAGAAGGTGAGAAGTGGCTTGAAAAAGATGCGACCACCCTTCGCGCAACGGGCCGCAGCAAAACGGGAGACGGGATTCTTTCGGCCGATAAGGCCACCATTACCGGAACGGCGTTTAACGATTTGCCGTTTGATCCTGGCGCATCCAGCGACGCCATCCGCATCGATGCGAGCGAGGTGAACACGATTTACTCGGGTCGCGCCGCTGTTGGCACCGCCGAATCCTCCACCGGCTGGACTATCAAGCGCCGCACGTTCTCAGCTGCCGGCGTGCTCCTGACCACCACCACCGCCACCGGGGCCTGGAGCAACCGGGTATCGCTCACTTACTCCTGACGCCATGGCCATCCGCAACCCACAGCCGCCACAAGTCAACGGGATCACTTATGACTTCCTCGATGTGTCGCTGGCCCTGTCAACCAGGCCGCAGGATGCCCGAATGGCGCTCAGCATTGCTGTGACGCTCAGGCCCTACCGAGACGGTGAAAGCGGGCCGGAATACCTAGAAGCGGCACAGCCTGCATCACTGGTCTATGGGGATGCCTTGCTGGCCGCTGCGGACGATCCGGTGCTGGCCCGGTTCCTGGGGGTGCTTGAAGCAGCGGCTCAGCAGTTCGTCAATGCGAGGGTCTAAACATGGCTGACATTCGCGCAACACAATCTGGCGATTTCAGTGCCACTTCAACATGGTTTGGCGGCGTGGTGCCTGGGTCTGGTGATATTGCGTATTCTAACACGTTTAACGTCACCATTTCCGACACCCGAACGGTGCAGGCAATCTCCAATGCCAGCGGCACCAGCATCACGGCGGGCGGCACATTCTCGTTGTTGAATGGCTGCAACTTGACCTGTACCAATGCAAACGGGGTCGTTCAGGGTGCGACGACTACCAGCTGCATCACGACGCCAAGCCTCGGCGTGGGGTCATTGGCAAGCGTGGCGGCGACTATCGCACACACTGCTGCCGCAACTACCACTAACAGTGTTGCATTTTCAACTTCTGGAACCTTAAACCTCACCGGAGCTATTATTGGCCCAAGCGGATTTACCGGTATTGCGACTATAATCGTTTCGGGTAGTGGCGCGTTAAACCTGAACGGCAACGTTACTGGCTCACCTGCGAATGGCAGTTATACCATAAATGTTTCTGGCGGCGCTTCGACTATTAGTATTACCGGGAATTTGATTGGCGGCAGTGTGAACGCCACTGCGCTATATATTGGCTCCGCTGGAACAGTTGTAACCGTGACGGGTTCCGTCACAGGCGGAGGAGTATCCAGTCCTGCAATTACAAATAACGCAGCTGCAACTCTAACTGTCAACGGCACCTGCCAATCCTCCTCAACACAGCCCGCCATCGGCGCAGGCTCCACCACCCAAATCACCCGCCTGAGCGGCCCATTCCTATTAGGCGCCAGCGGCAATATCAACCCGGTCCAGGCGCAGTCCTGGCGCTGGGCACCAACGCTGATCCCCACTTATCTGGAGGTAGCGCAGAGCAACGGAAGCACAAAACGGCTTTTGTATTCGGCAGACAACATGCCCAGCGGCGGTTATCCCGTGGCCGCCAATGTGCGTCAATCTACGGTGTACGGTCCTAGCTCGGAGTTTACCGGCACACTGAGCGTTCCCTCGGCGTCATCGGTGGCGCTTGGGGTGGCCACAGACAACACCAGCGGCACGGCAATCTTGACCACTGCAAGCGTCAGGGCGGCCATCGGGATGGCGAGCGCCAACCTCGATACGCAACTGGCAAACCTCAGCAGCGGCAGCGCCCCATCGGCCGCCACGGTGGCCACCGCCGTGCGCACTGAACTCACTCCGGAACTGGTCAGGGTGGCAAATTGCTCCACGGTGGATACCACAGGGGCGCAGATCCAAGCAGCGGTGTCTGACTGACGATCGGGAAAACTGAGGCAGAGCGCAACAGTTCATGGATCACAACGGGCCGATGCCGAAGCCCTCGTTCTGGGCCAAGACCCCCTCCTCCCGCGTGGCTGAAGTAGTCGCCCTTGCTCAGGCTTGCCACCTGCCCCAGGCCTTTATCGACGCCATTTCGCCTCCCTAGCATGGCCGTATTAGTTCAACTGCACAACGCAATCATGGGACCCGAAGCCGCCATTGCCCTTGCTGCATTGGCCACTGCAATTTGCGGAAGTGGCGTCAAAGCTCTTTATCAAATCGCCAAGGGTTTGGGGAGCTTTGAGGCCCGTATTGGGATCTGGATCGAGCACTCCGAAAGACGGTTTAATCATCTGGAAAAAATTACAGATGATCATGACGAGCGACTAAGGCAGGGGAAATTGTGACCAAATTCCTTGGCCCCTGCCTGCTGTTTGCCGGCCTCTGCCTACTAGCCGGCGCGGGTGTGGGCGTTGCTGATTGGGCCGCGTGCCTGCGTGGTCAGGGTGGTGCAGCGTGCAGGGCCCCTCGGTCCGAGGCCATGGCGGCCCTCAGTGGCGCCGCAAACGTGGCCCTTGGTGTAGCCCTGCAGGAGCGGACCCCATGACGGCGAGTAGGTGTGAGCAAATTTTGACGGCGTTTGCCTCAGCGGCGGCCGGCACCACTGGCCTGGGTTCCAGGATTTACCGGGATCGGGAGCAGGCGATTGCGCGGGGCGAGATGCCCGCACTGGTGATTGAGCCAGCCACAGAAACCGACGACATCACCACGACAACCGAGACCATCACCACATCGCTGGTAATCAATGCCGACCTGTTCATCAATGGCGCCCCGCTAAGCACTGTCAGCGATCCGATCCGGGTGGACCTTCACCGGCGCATCATGGCGTCTACAACCCTGCGTGCGCTTGTGATCAGCATTTACCCAGGCAGTCGGACATGGGAGCCTGAGGCGGGCGATATGGGCGCGGTTCGGACTACCTACAATGTGACCTATAGGACCAATCTGCTGGACCTCACAATTCCATGACGGCGCCAGTCCCAACCGAATCGGGCTCATACCTCGTCATTGACGGGGAATTGATCCTGGATCACGCAACCCAACCCCCTCAACCCGTTACGACCGATGGCATTAACCAGGCGCCAACTGTTGATGATCAAGGCGGAATCGACCTATGCAACGTCGTCAACTCCGACGGGGACGGAAGCGATCCTGGTGCTCGATCCGAAGCTGTCGCCGCTGGACGCAAAGCTTCTTGAGCGAGAGATTATTGATCCCGCTTTTGGTCGTGTGCGCTCGCGGGTGCTGACTGAGCGCAAGATGAGCCTTCAGTTTGGCGTAGAGGCTGCCGGTTCTGGGACTGCTGGCACGGCCCCTAAGTACGGGCCCCTGCTGCGTGCCTGCGGGATGTCTGAAACAATTGTGGCCACTACATCTGTAACCTACGCCCCGGTAACTCCTGCCACCGATTCGGTCACTTGCTACCACAACTGGGACGGCAATAAGCACGAAGGCACTGGCGCTCGTGGCACATTGGATCTTACCTTTGCATCTGGCGAAATTCCCAAATGGGGCTTCACGATGACGGGGATTTATGTTCCTCCTACAGACGTAGCCTTTCCGACTCCGACATATTCAAACCAAGCCGCCCCGGTTGCGGCCAACTTTACTAACACCACGTCGGTTTCCATTGCCAGCCTCAGTGCTTGCATGGCTGAATTCAGTCTGTCGCTGGGTAACGACATCCAGTTTTTTGAACACATGGGCTGTACTCCTCAGGTGCGGATTCAAAACCGTATGGTTGAGGGCTCAATCACCATTGAGCGGCCTGATTCGCTATCTACAAAAGATTTTTATGCCCTTGCCATTGCCGGCACCACCGGCCCCATCAGCTTCACCCATGGCGCTACCGCAGGCAACCGCCTAGGTGTGTCAATCCCGACCGCCAATTTTGGCCCCCCTGAGCCTGTCGATCTGCGCGGTACTGCTGGCTTGAAAATTCCGTTTGTTGGCTTGCATACTGCGGGTGCATCGGACGAAGTCTCATTCGCCTTTACCTGACCCCCTCAGACTCTCAACTCCAAACTTCACCCCTGATTCACAATGTTTGATCTTCTCAGCGTAGGCGACACGTTTCCAGGTCAAGTGGAGCTGAACATCCTCACTCGGGATGGTGCTCGTGAAACAGTGACATTTACAGCATACTTCAATGATCTGGAACAGACTGAAATTAACGAAATGGTCGAAGCAATCAGGCATCGTGCCGCAGTATTGAAGGCGATTGAAGATGGTCGTACGCCACCCGATGCTGCCAAGGGAGTTGCTGTCCTGGATGACGTTCATATTGCCGACCGTGTTTTAGCTGGCTGGGGCGATGACGTTAGGAAAGGCGGTGAACCTGTCGAATTTGACGATGACTCGAAACGGGAGGTCATTCAAAAGCGCGGCATGGCCACCGCCATTGCAACGGCATGGATGAAGCTGGCATTTGAGGGCGAGGGAAAAAAGCAAACCTCGTCGAAATCGCGAGGGAATGGCATCGGCAAATGACCACCAGCGGCCCAGTCGAAACTCAGGCCCAGGAGGATGCCCGGCTGATTGCCGAGGCTCGCGCCCTGGGGTTTGAGTACATCCCCCAGGAACGGCCGGAGGAAGTTGAGCCTGTCTGCTGGATCTGGCCTGAGAACCTGCCGGCGTTCGAGCTATGGGCGCGGGTGTTCACGCAATGGCGCCTGGATCCTGAGGGCCGCCGCAGTGGCCTGGACTATGCCGCTGTCGTGGCGCTGGGAGGCCTCCACTGGGGCCGTAAGCGGTTGGCTGAAGTGATGGACGACCTACGGGTGATCGAGCTGGAATTTTTGCGTCTGATGCGCGTCTCGGAGGTGAGCTAGATGGCGGTGAATTTGGATGCCATCCTGAAAATTGGGGCCGATGTCACCGGGACGGGCAATGTCTCCAAACTGTCAGACACGCTGATCAGGGTTTCTCAGTCCGCCAAGTCGGTCGCGCTAGAGCAGCTTGGTCAACGCGGCGCCGATATGCAGCAGAAGTTAGCGGCTTCGGCTGCTGCTGCTGCAGTGCAGATCAATACGGCCGATAAGTTGGTCCTGGAATCCAGGATGCGCCTGGCCCAGAATGATAAAGAACGCAAAGCGGTTCAAGCTGAACTTACCAGCGTTCAGCTCAAGGGGGCCCAGCTGCAGCGTGCTGCAGTAGAGCAGCAGCTAGCGGGTGAACTAAACCTGGCAAAGGCCAAAAAACAAGCCACACAAATTGAGCTAGATCGTGCGCAAGCTGTTGTCAGTACGGCCGGCAAATATGGCAAGATCACTCCTGAAATTATGCGGCAAGCCGAAGCCGCAAGAACTGCAAATACAGCCGCTGAGAAAGAATTACAGACAACGACTCAGATTGTTGCGGAAAAAAGACAAGTTGCTGATGCGCAGCTAAGAGCTAGTCAGGCGCAGGCCGAATCGCTGCAAATTACAGAGAAGAGCGCAGCATCGGTTTTGATTGCTAGCAGGGCTTATCAAGTTGCATCCCAGGCGGCGGATGCTGTTAGAAACGCTTTGGTATTTGCTACCAAATCTTCTGTTGAATTTGAAACAAGTGTTGCAAATGTTATTAAGGTCATGGATGGCTTGAGCACACCAAAAGCAATTAAAGAAATATCCAATGAAATTATTGACCTTTCTAAAGATTTACCGGTAACGGCTCAAGGATTTGCCGAAATTTATGCAGCTGCAGGTGCATCTGGTATTGCTCGTAGCGAAGTTAAACAATTTGCCAAGGATGTTGCTGGGGTCAGCATTGCTTTTGATATGACGGCTGATCAAGCTGGTAATTCTATTGCCAAGCTTCGTAATAGCCTTGGCATGACGCAGCCAGAGGTTATGAAGCTGGCTGACGCCATAAATTATCTTGACCAAAAAACTTCAGCTCGTGCCAACCAATTAGTTGAATTTGCGTTAAGATCTGGCGCCGTTGGTCAACAAGTTGGATTAGCCGCAAAAGATACGGTGGCATTTGGTGCGGCCATGATTTCTGCAGGCGTCGAAACGGAAATCGCGTCTACATCATTTAACAACATGGTCAAAGCTCTTTCTCGCGGCGATTCCATGACCGACCGCCAGGTTTCGGCGTTGCAAACCTTGGGATTGGCGGCCGGTAAAGCTGCAACCGACCTCAGCAAAGCCCAGGACGAAATGGCGCGATCGGCTGAGGATCGGCGCTATGAAAATGCTTTGAACAATCGCAAAGAAGCTACACTTCTGTCGGCGAAAATTGAGACTGAAGGAGTTTTGCGCGAAATAAATTACAGAATGGATCAACAATTAGAAATTTTAGATCGTGGATTGTCACAAGAAGAAAAACAATTAAATCGAAAATACAGAACAGTTGAGCAAGGCGAACGGCGCCATACAGAGGATTTAATGGATGAATTAAGGCGTAGAGTTACGGGTACTGACGCCGCATCGCAAGCTTTCTTAAAGCAACAGCAACGAGCTATAGAAGATGAAAGTCAAAATCGCATGGACGCAATTAATGATAGAAAAGATGGGGAGCTAGCTATCCTTAAAGACAAATATAAACAAGAAAAGCAACTTGCAAAAAATAATTTCGAGGATTTAAAGAAAAATGAACAAGACGCTTTAGATGCCAAAAGAAAAGAAATTGAATCATCTTTTACCGAAGAAAAGGCTTTGCATAGTGATCAGCAAAAAATTCTTAAAATTCAGCAAGACGAAGCCGCCAGGCTTTCGGGTCAGAGTGCGGGGTTGAAATTATCCAAGGCAATGCAAGAAAACGCATTGCCTACTATTATTGATATTTTCAAACGAATTAAAAATTTGCCAAAAGAAGTTCAGTTATCAACTGTTTCTGATTTATATGGCGACGAAGCCAAAGGATTAAATCCCATAATTCAAAATATTGATACACTTACTCAGGCTTTAACAAATGTAGCCAATGAAAGTAATTATGCTGGTTCTATGGCTGATGAACTTAAAATTAAAATGGGAACTACTGCAACTCAAATGCAAATTGCCGTTAATAACGTTCAGGCCTTGCAGCTTGAAATAGGCCAGCAGCTGCTACCCAGAATCAAGACCTTGTTGGAATACTTGATCCCTGCAGGTAAGGCCATTGCCGGTTTTGCCCGCGAGCATCCAACGGTAACTCTCTTGGCTGCTGGTTTCACCGCGATTACTGCTGCTGTGGTGATTGCCATCCCGCCAATAGTGGCCTTTGCGTTTGCGCTGCAGGGTTTGGCGGCTCTGGGCATTGGCGCCACCCTTGCTAGCTGGGCCGGGGGGATTGCATCCCTTGCTAGTGGCTTCGCCGCTCTTGTCCTTAGCTTCGTCACCGCCCCAGTCCTAATCGGCGCCGCCCTGATCGCTGCCGGTGCCGCGATCTTCATCTTTCGCGACAGCATCGGGAAGACTTTCCAGGAGATCTGGGCCACAATCGCGGACCCCAAAACCGGATTCATTGCCATCATCGGGATGGCATGGAACAACATG